GGATTTTATCTATAAATTGTACTGAACCGTCCCAATAACCTGCCAAACTATCCGCTTGAGCAGCACCATACCATACCTCATCCGCTTTAAGTTTCTCAGCATATGATAATAAGATACTTAAAAACATCATATTACGAAAAGGTACATAAGACTTTGGTTGAGCTTCTCCCATTATATCTTTTACATCAGGTGTATCAATATCATTATTAGTCAAAGAAGATGTATCAGCTATATCTTTAATATATTTTACATCTAATAATTTATTAGTAAATAATACATTAGAAAAATCATGCTTAGCATGGACTAATTGACTTACTGCTGCATGTAACTCTAAATCATGTCTTTGACCGTAATCAAACGTTACCGTATGAACTTCTTTATATTGTTCTGCAGCTTTATATAAAAGTACAGACGAATCCATACCACCTGATAATGTTATTATTATTTTATTCTTCTTCATCTACTTCGTCTGGAATAATTTCTTCTTCATCTGACTTATTACTATATTTCCATTCTTGCTTAATTTTTTCTTCTACAACTGGTATAATAGTATTATCCCACAGTTCCGTATCATCTTTCCACTTACTATAATAACCAAGTTTCTTACCATCTGGTAATGTATAAGTAGACCCTGTTTGTATAACTGCTCCTAAACCTACTGCAAGATCTAATAAACCATAATACTTATTTAGACCCTTATCAAAAGATAGATACATTTCACCTTGCAAGTATTGCTTAACAAATCTATTTTTAACCGTTAATGCTCTAAGTATAACCCCTGAATAATTCTTCTGGCCTACAGCTAACTTACCATCCGTATTTTTATCTTCTTTAACTGGCTTACGAGCTAACTGAATAGTTACTGAAGGTAGATAAACGGTAGCAGTACCACCAGGCATTGCTTTAACCAAAGAAGGAAATAATGCTGCAGGATCTTCATAGATATGATTAGTAGCTAAAATAGTAGTTTTAGTTAATCCAGATAACTGAGTCAAAGTACGTAATAGGGATTTCATAGCTTTAGCTCTACTACCCATATCAGCACTAACATTACCTTTTTCTTGACGATTAATCTGTAACTGACTTTCCATATTACCTAACGAATCAATTGCAATTATAAATTTACCTTCTTGACCTTTCTCTTTTACCTTAGTTAAAAAATCATAAATTGTATTACGACACTCTTCAATACTAAAAACAGGTACATATTTCACTTTACTAACATCTAACCCTAATGCTGCTGCTCCATCGCGATCGATAGCATTTTCACTATCAAATATAACAGGTATTAAACCTTCTTTTTGAGCATTAGCTAAAATCTTTTGCAATATAAATGACTTACCAGTCATACTAGGACCTGCTAATAATGTCATTCTATTTCTAGGTATACCTCCAAATAACGACCCGGAAACGATACCGTTTAGTACCATAGAGCCCGTATCTAACCAACCATCTACATTACTAATAGCACTTTCATTTAAGAAAGATGCATATGGATTAGATTTATCAATTACAGATAAAATATCATCAATTTCTTTACTCATATACTTCTATTATAGTATATGTTTATCATTTATCAATAAATTCTTTAAACTTATCAGCATCTTTTATTTTTTCAAATTGCATTGTATGTTCATAAACGTTAGTCCATCTATAGATATCCCATTGCCATTTGTTAAAATTTTCTTTACAAAAGTCTGTATATTCCATTTCCCAATCTGAATGAAATGGTACTGAAAACCCATATGATTTCCATCCTAATTTATAATCCCATATTTCTTGTGGTGTCATCATAGGGAACCTCTCAGATTTCTCTGAGAGGCTTAGTTTTATTTTTTTTATTCGTCGTCAAACAACTTAATAACTTCAGGCTCATTACCTGTTGGTGTATTAGCTGATACTAAAACTGGATTTACAATTTTTTCGTACTGCTCTACAATACGAGGTTCAATTGAAAAATTAGTACTAATTGCAATATTGCCTTTTGAATATTCGAAAAAATTAGCTCTTGAACCATCTTCTTTAGGTTGTACAAATTCTTGAAAAAATAAAGGAAATAATTGCACGGCCATTTGTCCGTTTTCCCCTTGTTGAACTGTAATCATAACTGGATTCTTTACTACTAGAGTATCGGATTTATCATCATATAATTCTCCAAAAATAGCTCGTCCGGCGTTATCAATAAATGTAGTATATTTTTTATCTGACATACATATATTTTAATTACCTTAATTAATAAGTCAACTTAATTCGCCTTTTTCTCTCATATTTTTTCTTATTTTTGTAGAGCTAATATTATGTATTTCTTCTCCTAAATTATGCTCAGAAAAAGTATACCCAACTCCTCTACCATAACTTATATCTACAATATTCGGTACAACAACAATAGTATATTCCTTGTTAAATGAGTAACCCTCTTCAGTTAAACATTTCTTAATATTGTTCGTAACTGTAAAAGGGTCGAACGGATTGCTGTCATTTTCTTCCGTAAGTCTTACCATAATACAAACTTGCCCAGTCTTAGCTAAAGCCTTTTTAAAAAGCACTGTATGACCTTTATGCCAAGGTTGCCAACGTCCTAACATTTGTACTGTAGATTTTTTATAATCAAACATTATTAATTTTATTTAAAATTTTATATGGGTTATTACCACCCCATTCTTTTACCCTATAATTGTAAACAGTAGGTTTTTCAAATATTTTATTGGTATCTTCATATCTACCTTCTTTTATAGTATCCATCCATATAGCAAAATCAGCATGGAAATCAGCTCTAGCTTTTTTAGTAGGGCAAACAAAATCTGCTACTGCTATTTTATTACATTTAACAACACCATCGGATAAATATTTCATTCGATTGGCTTGTCTTATACGACCTTCATAACTAAAATCCCAATCATCATACTCTTTACGGATTTCATCTGCATTTAACCAAACTCCTTTTAATAATTTAGATAGCTCTTTAGCTAATGTAGATTTTCCACTACCCGGTAAACCAAAAATTAATATTTTCATAATTATTAACTTAATAAATCAAATAAGTTAGTTTGAACTGCATTGCCAGGCTTTTGTATAGACCATTTAACATTTTCATAAAATCTTTCTATCACAGCATATAAATTTTTCTCAAACATTTTATCATAATCTACATGAAATATTTTTTTAAATTCATCAGGATAATAATACTTGTATGCTAAACTTGGTAAGTTATACGGATTAGGTTGTTGTAAGTAAAAATATCTTACTTTATCTCCCGAACTAATAGTTTCATATTCTTTTTCTATATTAAACTTCTTAAGTAACATATTATGATAGTAAGCAGCTTTAACGTGAATAGGCATACCTTTAGCAGTTTTCCAACCATCACACTGCCCTGCATATTTTTCATAACCTTTTAACCCTGAAACAAACGTTATATCTTCAACTGGTAAGTCTTTAAAAATTTTATAAGTTTTATCTAACACAGCATTCGTTTCAGTTATACTCTGAGTGGATAACATAGTTTCAATTATACCTTTTACGTGAGGTTTAATTGCATCAGGCATAGTACTTCTTACTACTTCTACCCCCGTATACTTATACTTATCAGTAGGTATACCTTCATCGTCTAATACATGTATAACATAACGTTTTTTCTGTAAAAATATACCAACATCAGCTATCATTTCACGTTTAAATACAAACCTACAATCTTTAGAGTTTAAAGCCTTACTACCCCATACTTTAATTTCTTCATTTAAGAAATCTTCAATATTTTGCACTTCATCATAAAATTCATTGCTAACTTTACCATCATCACCTGTAAAAGATAAACCTGCTTTAATTAGAGGTTTTACTGAAATATAACTACTATCAGTATCGTTATATATAATACAATCATTTAAAGTTTTTTCATCTTCTATACCCGTCTTTTTCTTAATATATTTTTTAAGTAATTCATTAGACATTTTAATAACTGCTTGACCAGTTAAAGTAATAGAAGAAGCTATATCATCATCACCGAAAGGTGCATGTTTATTACCAAAGTAACCGTATATAGAATTAATTAAAACTTTAATACATAACTGTTTAGCATCTAATTGCTCAATTTGAAACTTAAGCTTTTGATTTTTATTTTTTAAATATTTTTTTCTTAGTTTACCCAACTCTTTCTTAACGTCAACTCTTTTATTATAATAATAATCTAAAATCTCAGGCATTACCCCTTTACTCTTTTGAGTAAACAATACGTTAGCTTTACTTATTGCTATTTCTTCTTTTTTACAAAACTTCAGAAACTTTTCATGAGTTAAAGTAAATACTTTACCATTTGCATGTCGTATAACTATTTCATTATTATTTTTATCTTCTATTTTACCAACTTTAGTTTCTGGAGACATATTAAGAGATATCATCACATTCGGGTATAGAGAGTTAGCATCAAACGATATAATATTTTCTTGAAAGCCTTGTAAAGGTTCACCTACATAAGCCCCGGGGTTCTTTCCCGAGTCTTCATTTCTAATAAATGAAGGTACACATTGATTACGTCTTCTAGATATAACAGCAGTAGCACCATTAATTACTGAAAGGGAACCCATAGCAGCTTCAAAGGTAGTTAATCCTACATAAGCTAACATTTTAATTAGTTCTGTATACTTTAATTTATCTTCAAGTTTAGTTAGAAGTCTAACGTCTTGAATATTATATTCAACAAACGTTTGCCAATCAGTATCTGATAGAGTAGCAAGATTCATATTACCAAAGTCTACTTTCTTCTCACCTAACTCAGATTCACCAATAGCATCAAGTTTATAACTTTCTTTTATACCTACAGAAAATCTTTTATATACATCTAGATAATCAATTAATGAAACCCCTTCAACATACCATCTTGTTTGCTCTTGACCAAACTGACCACGTATAGTTCTACTATATACATTACCTGAAGGAGATATTCTATTAGTCCATTCATCGCCAAGTATACGAGTACATCTATTTAAAATATAAGGTAAATCAAAAAACTCACTATTCCAACCCGACATAATATCTGGATAATCTTTTTCAATATATTCAACAAATCTCATAAATAGTTCTCTTTCAGTAGAACACTTTATATAAGTTACGTCTTCATCTTTATTATTATAATCTTTAAGACCGAAAGTATAATAATGACGGTTTAAAGAGTCAAAAACTGTTATAACATTGACTGTATGGGTAGGATTAGCAGGTTGAGGAAACTCATCAGGGGAATAAGTTTCAATATCTAAAAATAATACTTTAATAGGGTTTTTACTAAACTCAGTTTTTTCATTTACTTTCCAAAAAGTATCAATTAAGTACTGCTGAACTGCAGGTTGATTCTCGAATACTCTTTTTATACCCGTATCTTTAATATACTTGTATCTATCATATTGGGTTCTAAAACTTTTTTTAATTAATTTAGTACCGTAAATAGACTCATAATCACCTTTACCTTCTACATAAAGATAAGGGTCATATGAAGTAGTTACCTTAATTCTTTTACCTTCTTTATCCCAAGTAAATAAGTTGATACATCTTTCACGGGGATCATAATATATATTACGGTAACTCACACACTAATTATATTAACGTTCCTATAAATATCAATATATGACACCTGAATTTGATAAAGTAATTAAAAAATATATGAAAATATATAATGTTGGTTATAGAGAAGCAGCATCTATTCTTGGTAAAAGGAAGAAGAAAAAATCTATTGTTGAACCGGAAAAACTTACCCAAGGTGAATTAGAATTAGGTAATAAAGATGCTCCTAAGTATGGAGATACTGAAGTTTAATTATATCTAGATAAATTAACTCTTTTAGGATCATCTACCCCATACTGGTATAGTTCTAAATAGCAGTCGATATTTTTATCATCTTCTAACCATCTCGTATCGGCATATTGGCGAGCTTTTTTACAAATTGATTTATAACGTTTTCTATCTTGTAAAGTAGTCTCAATTTGAGCAATCATTTCATCTCCAGTTTTAAATTTAATAGGTGCATTATCATATGTACATAAGTCTTGACAAGCAATTGGTAACCCTAATGCACTAGCTTCTATATATTTTAAATCTGATTTAGCTTTATTAAAAGTATTATCTTCCAATGGAGCTACTATCATATTTACGTTCAAATCAAATAAACCCTTACCATATTCATATAACCTTTTCCATGGATGAAATTCTACTTTACCTGATCTAACTAAATCTACTAATGGTAATGGGTGAGCTCCTAAAAATACCCATTGATATTTATCAATAGTTTTTCTTATAACTTCATTAACGTGGTAAAAATCATCTTTAAATTTAACTCTTTGATCTACATCGAAATGAGCTCCTGAACCTGCGTATAATATTCTTGGCTTTCTTTTATTTTTGTCATAACTTTCCATTGTACGACTTGCATTATAATATCTATCTAACCAAAACTTAGGCATAAAATTAGGTATAACAGTAACGTTTTTATTACCTGATTTTTCTTTATAGTAATCCCTCATAAATGGACATGTAACTGAAATTTCATCAACCATAGACATCATTTCTTGAGATGCTTTTCTTATATTAGGGTCTGCAAAAGCTGTTTTATATTTATTATAATCAGGTATATCTTCATGAAAACATATATCATCTATTTCGTATATTAATCTAAAATTATTTTTATCAGCTAATTGCCTTAACCATTTTACAAATTCCAATTGTGCTGGAGTGGCCTGTCTTTGTATTCTTACCCCTTTAGTTTGAATGTAATAACGTTCATCTACATTCATTACCGTGGTACCTTGAACTATAGCTTTACTATGAGCATTCATTACTTGCTCTGGCCAGAGCATTCTCCAATGACCACAACCAGAATAATCAGCATAATAATTTAAAAATCGCGGTAAATTAACTTCTGGCTGCGGAGATAAATCTTGTTTAGGGGGTTGAGGGTTAGGATTAGTTTGAAATGGCCTACCCATGAAAGGGTTATTAATCTGAAATGGCCGGTTACCTTGTATATACATAATATTAATTAATCAATAAAATTTACTCTTCTAGTGATACCATTGTGTTTTTCTAAAAATATAATATCACCGTTAGCTGATTTAATACTTTCTTTCCGGTGACTAATAACCATGACGCACTCATTATATTTTTCAACACGTTCATTTAATATTTCTAATACTAAATCTACCCCTTTTTCATCTAAACTACTATCAAACAATTCATCATAAAAACTAATATTATAATAAACATCACCTTGTGATTTTCTCATATCCATAAAAGAAAATAAACATGCTAAATCAATAGCTTTTCTTTCAGCTCCGGAAAAATTATTATATAAACAAATTTTACCCTTTTCATTAATAATTTCTTCTTCAAAATATTCATTAAAAGCACATATACAATTGCTATCTAACTTCTTTAAAAAATGGGTTAACTTACCATTAAAATGAGAAAGTATCTTTTTAACTATAAAACTTTTTACCCCTTCTTCACTAACTACAAATTTAACCACGTCCATTAAGTTAATAACCTTTTTAATTGAATCAATTTCAGCTTTAATATCATTTATTTTATTTGTAGTTTCAGTTATTAAATCATCAAATGAATTAGTTTCATTTTTAATATTTTCTATATCTGAATTATACTGATTAATAATATTTTCTATTTCAGTTATATTACGTTCAAGATAAGAAATATTATCTTTTTGATTTTTAATACTTAAAAGTTTATTATCTATTTTAATTTTAGCTGATGAATAACTGTTAATCTCTCTAACTGTATTTTCATATTCTTTTTTATTATCTTTTATATCATTTAAGATGTTATCTAGTATATTATTAATTTTTTCTTTTTCTAATTCTATTAAATCTTTATCATGATCTTCTAATGGTCTCAGACACATAGGACAAGTTGCTTCATCAGTACCAATTTTTGATAAAATATTTTTATTAGTAGTTAAATTAGTTTTTAATTGAACTATTTTTTCATATTTTTCATTCTTATCTTTATTTAAAGTAACTATTTCTTCATTAAGTTCTTCAGACTTTTCAACATAAGGCTTTTCATCTATAGATTCTACAGTAACTTTTTCATCCTTATAGTTTATCAAATCAGTATTTTTAGAACTAATTTGATCTTTAATTCTATCGATTCTTTCATTTTTATTCTCTTCAAAATTATCTACTTGTTGTTGCTGGGTATTTAAATGATTATTAGTTTCTTCTAATCTTGTTATCTCTATATCAAAATTACGTTTAACTTCATTATGTTCATTACGTAACTCACCTAGCATTTTACTAAAAATTTCTAAGTTAAATATTTGTTCAATAAATTTACGTTTTTCAGTTTTACTCTTACCCATAAAAGGTACATGATTATTAAGAGTCATTATAACGCAGTTTTGAAATATTTCAGGTGTAGAAGATAAAACTGTATTAATATATTCATTAGTATTAGATATACTGTCTCTAGTTTTATCATTGCCATTTTTATACACATATACTTTACTAGGATTTAAAGTACGTATAATATCAAATTCATTTATACCATGTTTTGGGTCATCTACAGTAAAAGATAATTGTACTTCACATGTACCTGAAGTTAAATTATTAGCTATAAAATTTTTCTTAATATCTCTTAAAGTAGCACCAAATATAGCAAAATATAATGCATCTGCAATAGTACTTTTACCCACACCATTTCGTCTATCTTCTTTATCTCTATTAATACCAGTAACTATATGCAAACCTTTTTCAAAATTTACCACTACATTTTCCTCACCTATAGATAAGAAATTTTTAATTTTTAATTCCTTAAAGCTTACGTATTTCATCTAACTCTCTCATATAAAGATTGAGAATAATTTACCACATCTTTTTTATTTTCTATATCTAACATATTAACAAACTCTTCAATTGCATGTTTAATATCAACACCTGATAAATCATAGTCTTGATCATTCTCGATCTTAAGTTTATTATAGTTTACATCATAATCAATCCTTAATTCAACAGGTTTATAAGTAGTCATTTTAGTTATTAAAGCATCTAAATGATCACTACTAATATTTTTATCAATAATTAATTTTATAATATTACTAGGTAATGTATCTTTAAAAATGTCTTCTACATTTGTCATTTTAATTAACTTGGATAAAATAATTTTTATATGTTTAGGGGTAATATTGTTTTCAAAAAAATCATATGACATATTATCTAAATCTAAAATATAATATCCTTTAGTTTGCATTGTATCTCCAAAATCCATTTCAAAAGGATTACCTACATAAATTATAGAACTACCTTGCTTTTTATAATGTTTTTCATCTCTTGCATGAAAATGACCGGTAAATATTAATTTAGATTTTTCTACTAATATATCAGGATTATCACCATGATCACAAATCTTAAACATATTCATTTTAAAGTTTTCTAATTCAAAATGACCAAATATAAGATCACTATTAGGAATATCATCAATTTTAGTTCCCCATGGACAAAACGATATTAATTTACCTTTATAATCAACAGTAGCAAGTTTATCATATACGGTTAAATTTTTATAACCTTTTAAAATGCTTAAACTATTGATTTCAGATGTATCTTTGTACCAAGCATCATGGTTACCAGTTATCATTATTATATTAAAATCTTTAAATTTATCTAATAAATCTTTTGCAAAATTTAAAGTTTTAACTGAAATTTCATCTCTATAGTGAAAGAAGTCACCACAGAATATAATATCTTTTATATTATGAGATTTTAAGTTCACAATATACCAATCAACCCATTTATTAGCTATACCTAACCAGAAATCATTATTCTGGTGCACACCTAAATGTATATCAGAAAATATAGCTACTTTATTCATTAAAATCAGTATCTACATCGTCACTCATAGGTTTAACGTAAACTCTACCATCCATTGAATCTAGCATTTCTTGCTCATAAACCTTTTCTTTATATTGACTTAAAGTTTCAGCATGCTTTTTTTCTTTTTTTATTCTATTAATAAAAGCATGAAAAGCAATTGTAGTAAAATATGAAAATGGATTATGTTCAGATTCGATATTAAACTTTTTATTAGTAACAGCAGTATACATTTTAACTAATGCATCTCCAACCATTTCATCTCTGTATGTATAATTAATAAAGTTAGATGAATAACTTAAACCATGAGCAATTTTATGTATCATATCACCTAACTTTGGTGTGCAATCACCGCATTTATAATATTCTACTAATTCAGCTTTTAATTCTCGTGGATCTACATAGTATTCTGTCTTTTTAGGTTTAGGACCCCTACGCTTACCGGTAGTTTTTTTAGTATTAGCCATATATTAATTATAAATTAAGTAATTTATTTTTCAACTATATCAGTTAATGTATAATTAATTTTTTCTAAATCGTAAATTTCTTGTCTTTTATCACCATGACGTATACCATATTTTAATTGATCACATATATCAATTATTAATAATTTATTTTTACTTTCATGTAATCTTAATCCTCTACCTATAGATTGAATAGTTCTAATAAAACTTTTACCCCCAGAAGCAAACATAATCATGTGTATATTTTTTATATTAATACCAGTACTAAAAATAGAGCTCATAGCTATACAAATAACATTGCTATTTGTCTCCATTATTTTTTTAATTTGATCTCTTGTTTCTACTTCTACTTCCCCTTTTACAAAAAATACTTGTTTATCTTTACTTTCAGATAATTTATTATAAAGTGCATCACCATGGGCTAAATGATTAACTAATATAAGAGAATTATTATTAAATTTACTACTAATATTTTGTATAACATTATTTCTAAATTCATTAGTATAAATAAAATCTAATTCAGTTTTAAAATTATTATTACCTGATATATATAAAGGTTTATCATTGTAACTTATGTTAATTATCTTAACGTCTACGCTAGTTAAATAACTTTCTAACCTAAGTTCATAGCTATCCTTATCATATATAACCTTACCTAATTTACCTAAAATATTCCATTCATCGGGTTTGTTATCTGGTAAGGTACCTGTTAATCCAAATTTATTATTAGTGGTTATTTCATTAACCATTTTGCTAATTTTATTAGATTTTTTAATTGTATGGCACTCATCTACTACTAATGTATCTACGTATTTTATCCAATCATTATCTTTAAACTTACTTTGTAAAATACCTCTATTAGCTATAATACAATTAGCAGTTAAATCAGGTTTTATCTTACCAGTCCATCTCGTAAATTTAAATTTAACATCATAATCTATAAAATCTTTATATGTTTGATTAACTAAACCTAAATCTGGTACTATAATTAGTATTTTTATTTTTTCATTATTTTTAAATAAACTCATTAATAACGAAGCTATCGTTAAAGTTTTACCCCCACCAGTACCGAGTTTTATTATACCTCTACCAAACTTTAGGGCATTTTCAACAGATTTTAACTGATAATCTCTAAGAGAAAATTTTAATTTATTATAAACTAAATTAGACTTACAGTTATCAGGTTTTACTATATTTAAAACGTCTTCATCTACTTGAATATCATTTTGAGTATATTCTTGCTTTATATAAGATAATATATTAAAAAATAGTCCGGGTTCAAAAAGTCCAGTAGGGGTTATACAATATATTCTCGGATTCGAATAAAATCTTGCCCTACCTCTTAGTCTAAATCTTGCTGTATCGTCTTTAACACTAAAATGTTCTCTAATATCATCTAAATTATCAGTTATAAGACGTATCTTACCTTTTTCTAATTTAAATTTTATCATAATTGTTCCATTTTCATTATTTCAATAATATTTTTAATATCAAAACCTACCGCACTAAAAGTTTTTTCAGTTTTTTCTAAAAATTCTATAATTAATTCTTCTTCATTTATTCTATTTAAAATTTCTATCATTTTATCATGCTTATAGCTTGCTTTTTCAGCAACTGGTATAGTAACTTTAACTGGACTACTTTCTATTATTTTTTCTACTACCTCTTTTTTTATAGCATCTCTTTGATTTTTAAGAGTTAAAAGATTTTTTTTATGTCTTATCAACTTAGATACCCAATAATGTTTACGAGCTGGTGCTTTCATAGACGAATCTTTTAAATTAAATTCATTAATTTGTAAATTTTTTTCTATCTCATCTATATATTGATCTAATAAACTCACCTATTAATTATAAATACTATTATGAAAAAAACAACTCTGTTTGAAAAAGCATTTTTAGAAAAATTAAATCCCAAAAAACACGATGCTGGGGATTATGTTAAAGATTTTCAGAAATCTAAAGCCCCGCAGTTTAAAGGTAAATCTAAAAAGAAAAAAAGAGAAATGGCAATAGCTGCTTATTTAGATGCAAAAGAAGAAGATGAAAATACTGTAGGAGGAGGTGCTTTAGGGTCTGCGGCTGCTGCAGGTTATGGAACTACTGTTAGCGGTACACCTGGAACAGATGCTTATGCTACTGGTGATTATAGAAAACCAGTAGCTTTAGGTGCCACATATTCAAGATTTGGTAAAGTTGGTAAAAAACGAAAAACTAGAAAACGTAAAAATAAGAAGTAAATAACTTAATGGATACAGGTATATGGGAGGTTTGCGAGCCAATACCAGAAGATACTTTTGGGTTTATATATGAGATTACTAATTTAACTAATAGTAAAAAATATATTGGTAAAAAACAAATGGTTCGTAAAATTAGACGAATGCCTTTAAAAGGTAAAAAACGTAAACGTGTAGACTATATTGAAAGTGATTGGAAAACTTATACCGGGTCTTCAGATGCATTAAATGAAGATATAAAAAATTTAGGTATGAATTATTTTAAATTTAATATACTAAAATTTTGTAATAGTAAATTTGAGTTATCTTATTTTGAAGCTAAAATACAATTTGAGAAAGATGTATTATTAAATGAAAATTATTATAATGGTATTATAAATTGCAGAATAGGTAAAGCCCCTAGAATATTTCTGGAACAGTATTATAATAAAAATAATGATGGCTGACTTGCATATAGAAAATTATGATTTTACTATTATTGATTTTAACGATTTATTAATAAATCATATTCAAGATAAAATAATTAATTCATTATATGAATATACTTTATTAGATAAAAGTATTAATAATTTACAAGTTAAAAAATTTATATATCACTATACTATATATAGCATCTGTGAAAAGTTATTAGAAGGTAAAACTAAATCTATAATCTATTATAATAATACGCAGTTAGATGATTGCGAATTATTAAAATATTTTAAAGAAAGTGAAATACTGTCTTTCTTTACTAATTTTTTACGTAAAGTGGATAAAATATTACCTTTAAAAATTTTTATAAGTAAATATTCTATTTTATATTTAGATCATTTAATTGATATAAATGATGGTAAAGCACAAACTACTATAAACTCAATGATTAGTAAGATTAATAATATGGATATAAGTAAATATACATTCTCTGAGGTAAAAAGGTTTACTAAACGTTATGAACTAACGTTTTTAAATAAAGATTACTTTAATAGACTATCCACAAAACTACTTCTAATTAGATAAATAATAATATGGATAAGTTTACTCAACTAGCTAATGGTTACCTTAATGAAATAGATAAAGTTGCTATTAAAGAAGATAATGAAATAATGGTAAAAATGAAATCAGGTCAATCATTTGGAGATTTTTTAAGAAGCCTTGTTGGTAAGTCTAGAAAAAATATTTTAGATTCTGCAAGTTTTGCAAGATTATATGATATGAATATGAGTGCATATGGTGGTAGTAGATTTAATAATGAAGAAAATCCTCACGGATTAATGAGTAAATTTATGACTAAGTTTAGTGATTATGTTAATCAAGGTATTACCGAATTACGGTCCGGGGCAGCAGAAACTGATGAGTTTAAAAACAAGTATGATTATCAAGGTTATCTTGAAAGGGAAAAAGAACGTAGAGATTTAATTCGTCAAAGTATGACAGAAAAAGACCCTGAAAAAAAAGCTGAATTAAGACAAAAGAAGAATGCTTTCAGAAATAACAGTGAATATGCTGAAGCAAGAAGAGCTCTATATAAGAAAGAAGATGCAGCTGTAGACCAATACCATAATAGACCTATCGAACAAGGTGAAATAGTTAATGATGGAAGCGACGAATTTAAAGAGCTTGAAAATCTGTATAATAAAATTATTTCTATAAAAGGAAAGGAAGGAAGTAGGGTTTCAGATGAAGAAATACTTACTAAAGATCAACAAAAAGCATTATCTATAGCCCAAAAATTATCTACTCAAGCTGCTAAATCAGGAGTTATTGGGTTTAGAACAGACCCTCAAAAAGCAATTAATAAAGCATATGGTAGAGTTATGAAAGGTATTGCAGATAAAATTAATAAAATAAAAATTTAAAAATGAAAAAATTCCTTAAACAATACAATAAAATTTTAGAACAAGATGAAGAGTTAGATCCACCTGCTGAACCTATAGTTGGTGATGAAGCTTTAGCTGATACCCCAGCACCTGAACCTCAAACTCAGCAACTATCTCCAGAAGGGGAAGTTTTACTTGTAAGATTAATTAAAAAAGCATTAGTTACTAAAATAGAACCAAGTGATGTTGAATCATTAAGTGAATTATCAGATATAAATGAAGTAAATGCAAAATCTTCTTTAGAAACATTAATTAACATAATGAAAAAATATACACAGGATATTGACGTAACAACATGAGCTGGAAATCATTAGATGAAATTTATTTAAAAAAATCTGCTAATAAAAAAGTAGATTTACTACCTCGTCAAAAAGTTAATATATTTTTTGAAGATACTAACTTATTTAGAGGTGAAGGAGATGATTATGAATTTGTTGGTGCTGTAGATGATAAAGATTATAGAAAAATAGTTAATATCGTTAAAAAAGAAGGTGATAAATCCATTGAAAAATTAGTTCAACAGTCAGGATTTGTAGCTCAAACCCGATATGTAAAGAATTTTTTAGCTGATTTTGATGTAAATTATGGAGAAGTTGAAATATTATCACAAATTAAACAAAAATTGAACAGTATTACCGGTAGTATTGGCGGTTCACAAGGTGAATTAAGTTTACACCAAGCAATATTTCCAGTTTTAGAAAAAATATTAGCCAATGAAACACCAGAAAAAATTCAACAATTCTATAATTCGTTATTTGTAAAGAGTTTTTCAGAAGGTAATGTTAGTGTAGGTGATGGAGAGTTATTATTAAGTCTATTTACTGAATGTTTTAAAGGAGATGTTGGTGATCTAAAAACACCAAGCGGTCTTAACGTAGAATTAAAAGTCGGTAAAGGTAGAATTATAAGTGCAAGAGGCGGCGGGTTTAAAAATGATCTTGATAAACTTAAAGAATTTGCTCAAAAACCTGACTTAACTGTTGAGGATTTGCAAGAAGCTAAATTTACAGGAGATGTAATGAAGAAAGCTTTTGCTAATGGTTCTATATTACAACAGTTTATAAGTCAAAATATAACTGACCCTAATCAACGAATGCAACATTTTGCTGGTATTATGCTAAATGAGTATGGTAAAGAAGGTTTTGATATTGTAATGTTTGTATATCAAAAAGGATTTTCTAGAAAAGCTGGTGAATTTATGGGTGATGGTACTTTCGATAAAGCAAGATATTTAAACGTAACTAACTATTCAAATATTTTAAATGCTATTAATAATAATTTTATAGCTTTTGATTTTGATGGTGATGGAGTATATATAGGATATCCAGGTAGTAATGTAAATGCTAAATTTAAAAAGGATCTAAAACTATCATGAAGAATTTTAAACAACATCATAATATTATCTTAGAATTTTTCGATGCTATAGACGGGGCTGTAAAGCATATTGATCATTTAGAAGAAAATATACTTAATAAAGGTAAACAAGGTGTTATAGAAGCTATTAACCAAATAGAATCATCTATTTCATATTTTGTGGATGAATCAGATTATAAAATATCTACTAAGTTTGACGGAGCACCTGCTATAGTTGCTGGGGTTGATACTAAAGGTAAATTTTTTGTAGCAAGTAAATCTGCATTTGCTAAAAATCCTAAAATAAATTATACTGAAGAAGATATTACCGAAAATCATGGTACTGGTGGTTTAGCTGATAAACTAAAATTAGCTTTACGTTATTTACCATCATTAAATATGAAAGGTATTTATCAAATGGATTATATGTTTGATCCTCAGATGAAAATTACTGAAACTCCAGAAACAATAGATGGTGTTAAAAATGAAAATAAATTTTTAACCTTTACCCCTAATACAATTAAGTATGCAGTTACTGAAGATAGTCCTTACGGTAAAGAAATTAGTACTTCTAAAATAGGGGTTGCTATACATATTGAATATATTGTAAGAAATGGTATTTTAAAAGTTAAAAAATATACTTCTGATCCGGAAGAATTTTCAAAATCTAATACAGTTTTTGTATTTAACGTTTTAGCAAATAAACCTAAAAATGATAAATCGTCTTTTAGTAAATTACTATTAAGAGATGTAAAAGCTAAAAAAACTAAGCTTTTAAGATTAGCAGATAAAGTAGATTTTAGTTCTCTAGATGATTTTACTGGTACTTTAAAATCATATATAAATTCAGAAATAAGATCAGGTAGATTTTTAGATGATACATCTATCTCAACCGAAGAGTATATTAACTATATAACCAATAGATTTACTAAAGATTTAGAAAGGCTTAAAAGTGAAAAAGGTAAAGCTAAAAAAACTGAGCAAATGAAAGCTACTTTAAAATCATTGCAAAAATTAAAACCTTCTATAAGAAATGCATTTGAAATAACTAAAATAGTAGCTAATTTAAAAAATAATTTAATAAAAATTTTTAATGAAATAACTAAAAATGATTTATTAGGTACTTATCTTGAAGAAACACCTAATAATTGGCAAACTACTGCTCCTGAAGGTTTTGCTTTATCTAAAGTAACAGCAGATGGAGCTGAAATAACTAAAATGGTAGATAGAGAAGAATTCAGTCGAGCTAATTTTGGAACTGGTAAGCCTACTTCACCTGAAAATCAGGAATCTTATATAAGTAATCCTCCTATTTTTAATAGAGGGGAAGGTACCCGATTACAGACACACCCGACAGGTAAGAAAAAAATTGGTTCATTTAATGAAATGTATAGAATGTTAATGTTAAAAGAGTTTGAAGATGCAGAGGATTTAACTAAAACATTAGTAATTTATCCAGGTAGATTTCACCCATTTCATAAAGGGCATGCATCTGTTTATAATAAATTAAAGAAACAATTTCCTACTGCTGATGTATTTATTTCAACTTCAGGTAAAACTAATGAAGATAACTCTCCTTTTGAGTTTGAAGAAAAGAAAATGATGATTCAAAGTGCAGGTATTGATCCTAAATTCGTTGAAATGACTAAAAATCCTTACTTAGCTGGTGAAATTACTGAAAAATATAATTTAGATAAAACTAAAGTTATATTTGTAGTTTCTGAAAAAGATATGGAAGGTGATAAACCTAGATTTAAATTTGGTTTAAAAAAGGACGGATCTCCAAGTTATTTTCAACCTTACAATAAAGATAATAAAAACAAATTAGAAAATGCTTCAAAGCACGGCTATATTGCAACTTTACCTACAATGGACTTTAAAATTCTTGGTAAAGATATAAGAAGTGCTTCTCAAATAAGAGAATTATATAAACAATCTGATGATCAAGGTAGAAGAGATCTTATAATAGACTTATATGGTTCAATGAATGAGGAAATAAAAAGAATATTTGATAATAAATTAATCTAAGCGCCGAAACCGGTTTCTTTAGCAGTTTTAGTCATTTCATCATCATCTAATTCTATACTTTCATCTTCTTTATCTTCTTCATCACTATAGCAAGGCTCTCTAGTAGGAAAATTATCTTCATAATCTAGATAATGATATACTGATGATAGATAATCAGCTGCTTTTGTAATTTTACTTGCTACCCAACCTTCAAGATAATCACTTTCAGGGTGATTACCTATATGATGGAATAATTTTGCAGCATATTCATTAGCTTTTAATAATTCTAACCTTGCCATATCTAATTCACCATCATAAATTGTTTTACCTTCACTATCTCCTTCTTTATTACAACCACAGTCATCACCACAGCCTGATTCTTCTGGTTCACCTGCTTGAATAAATACTGTTTCATCTTCAATAGGTGGTTCAGTTTTTTTCTTTAATGGTTTAGTTTGACCTATAGAAGTTATTCTTATCATTTTAGGTGTACCGCGGCCTAGACCTAAGTCTTCATTTATTTGTTTATATTGTTCAAATATAAGATTAGAATCTTTATCTTTCATATAATTATTTATGTTCGTAATAAATATTATTATGCAATTTGATAGTCTGGTAAATACATTATTAAACGAATATGGAAACGTTATAGCTTCTTCAGAAGATGCTGAATATAGGGGAAGAAAAGTAAAACTTAATAAACCTATGAGAGGAGATGTAAAAAAGTTTAAAGTTTTTGTTAAAGACCCTAAGACGGGTAATGTTAAAAAGGTAAATTTTGGTCATGGTGGTACATCTGCTAAAAGACGCGGAGAAAAAACTATGAAAATAAGAAAAAGTAATCCAGCTGCTCGTAGATCATTTAGAGCAAGGCATAATTGTGATAACCCTGGACCTAAAACAAAAGCAAGATATTGGTCTTGCAGAAAATGGTAATTTATTATGAAAAAATTTAAACTATATTATGAAAATGCTGAGCGTGCAAAGCAAATTAAAGAATTACAAGCTATGATTAAAGATCCAGACCCTAGAATGGTTGCTATGTATGATGATGGCGAATATGTACAGATGCTTAAAGATAAAGTAACAAAATTAATAGGTCTTCGTCAACATGATCTTAAAAGTTACTTTCCGAGTAGAGAAGAAAGCTTAAACAGTCTCCTGCGGACCCACGAAGATAACGAACAATATTCGCGACTTTCTAAACTTTCAGATAAAGAGTTGTATGATCTATCAAAAGAAAGAAATTTAGATTCAATGGTAGAAATATCAGATCGTAGAATAGTTAATAGAGATGAAATTATTGATTTACTTTCAATTTCTACCCCAGTATACGGTAGTGAAAATCAAGAAGAAGATGCCCAAGATAGATGTAAACGTAAAGCAGACCAAGTTTATGGTAAAAAAACTTCTGCATATAAATCTGGAGCTATAGTTAGATGTAGAAAGGGTAAAATATGGAAGAAAAAATAACGTTTAATCAATTAGTTGAAAGCTTATGGGCTAATATTAATAAAAAGAAAAAATCTGGACGTAAATCAGCTAGAAAAGGTAGTAAAGCCTATAAAGCAGCAAAAAAAGCTGGTGATAAATTACACGCATCTAAAGAAGCAAAAGGAAAGTAATGAAATTTGATGACCTATTTGAGTTTTATGTAAATGAAGCTAGTGATAGTCTCCATCAATGGTTTAAACGTGGTGGTAAAGATCCTAAAACGGGTAAAAAATTTAGTGGATGGATTAATTGTAAAACAGGAGGACCTTGCGGTAGAAAGTCTAAAAAATCAGGAGGTAGTTACCCGGCTTGTAGACCAACGAAAGCTGAATGTAATAAAATTAAAGGCAAGATGTAC